TATTCTACTCTTTGATGGACTTGCAAAGATTATATTGTGTAGATTCTTAATGTTAATACCAGTAGAAAAAGTACCATAACTTGCAACGATAATAGCGTTATCTTCTTTCTCAACTATAGCTCTTGCCTTTTCTCTTTCTTCTGTTTCTACACCACCGTATATATAAAAAACCTTTCGATTTTCTTCCGCTTTATCTTCAATGATCTTGTATAAATTTTTACCATGTTTTTCTACCAATTGAAATAATATTAAAGTATTGCCTTTGAGTTTAATTGCTAGATTACGAATGAAGTTATTTCTTGCTGTACTACCTACAAGATAGTCTATCTCGTCTTGATACTTACCTTTGCTCACCATTTTAGCATTGGCTTCATTATGTTTGAGGATCAAGCATCTCACAACCAAATTACTTAACTGATTTTTATCCATAAGTTTTTTTGTTGTGGTTACTTTATTTACGGCACCGAATAAACCTTCTAATACTAACTTATGTGTATGAGCACCATCTAATGTTCCTGTAAGACCTATACGATACTTACAATCAATAAGTTTAGTCATAATTTCTGTTAATGATTTTGATTTAAATAGATGTGCCTCGTCACCAAATACAACACCAAATTGTTCAAAGTATTCTTTTGGCAACTTGTATAGACTTTGCCATGTCGATATCAATACTTTTTTGTCTGTTTGATTTGAATATCCACTATATAATCTATGACAATACTTTTTTACATTCCAACCATAAGATTCAAAATCGGTATACATTTGTTCTACTAATGATGTTGTAGGAACAATTAAAAGTATTCTACTATTGTGCTGTTCTTTGATTAGATGAGTGTAGTATCGTATTAAGGAATATATGATGAATGACTTACCTGAGGCCGTAGGACTCACTAGCAACGCCCTATTGCGTTTTAAACTATGATATATAGCGTCTATCTGATAATCTCTTGCTTCAAATTTCTGACCTAAACTATTAGAGAATTTAGTTACCGTTTCTTTATCAACCTTGTTATCTATATCTATATTTTTACCAGCAACTATATTATAACCTCGTTCTTCGGCAAATGCTTTGATGTAAGGATATAGTCCGAAGTAAATCTCTTTTGTTTTCTGTGAGAATAATCTTATCTTTCCATCCCACATACGAGTACGAAATGCTGGCATAAACTTATACCCTGGTACATAGAAAGTAAAGAATTCAGATATCTCTCTTTGTACATCCGACTCGCAGTCTACCGTAATGTAAACTTCGTTCTTTTTTTCTATGATGATGAGATTAGAATTGTCCCGATTGATATTCGTGGTGTTCACCTACTTGTCCCTTTATCTGTACATTAAAAGAAATACTTATACGATTTCTATTAGACTCATTTGTTGGGACCCAATGTAGTAACCACGAAGGAAATATTATTAGTCTGTTAGTTTTTGAAATATATGATAGTAAGTTTGAATTTAAATTAGTCTTCGTTTTCTTTCTTGGCACTAGTACATCTGCTGCTGGTCTTGGGTCCTGAAAAATAATACCAGTTTTAGCATCGGAGTTTAAATAAAAAACTCCACTTAAAAAATTGTTTGAATGAGTATGTGGTGGGTGATTTTCATTTTGTTTTAATATAGTACCCCACATATCAGTAATCTCTAATTCGTCTGCTTTATATCCTAATGTATCAAAAACTTCAAAGGCAGCCTTAGCTACATCTGTTGCAAACCATTTAAATGGTTCAGTTTTTTCTAAATGAGGTCCTGTCTGCCAAACTTTATTATGATCTCTCTTACTATACATTGATAGTATTTCTTCTTCCATAGAAGGCAGTCTTTGAGGTACTAAAAAATTATCTTTTATAAAGATGTTTGTAGAAAATACTTTTTGATGTTCCATTATATTGCGCCACTAGTAAACTTCTTCCATTCAATAGCGTTCTTAATTAAGAATGTTCGATTGTTTATACTTCTTAAAACTTGTTCAAGATACTTAACAATTTGATTTTGATAAGCAACCTTTTGATCGGCTCTTTGTAATTCAGGATCGGAATCCATATAGATATGTACATCTGCCTTTAATACTTTTATATCAAATGGTTTATCTTTGTACACACTAGGGTCTGCTTTACCTGTGTAATACTCCCATTTACTTCTTATCATAGCCTTATGATCGTATTCAGATTTCTTTAGTAGTAAAGAAAACTTATTAAAGTGTTGTAAATATTTATTATGTAGTAAAGGTATCTTAATTGATTCAGCATCTAATTCTGTATCATCTAATTTAAAATCCCTATCTACCGATTGTTGTAATTCTTCTAATGTCATGTATATATTATATCACCTTTTCGGTTAATTGTAAAGCGTTTGTTCCATTTCTTCTTGTGTTATATATTTTAGATTAGAACAAGAAGACCATTCAGGTATTTCAGAAGCGGTTTTTGTTTCCCCCTTATTTACCTTATAGAATTGAGTATCAGGAAACTTATCAAATGTGTTCTTATGTTGTAATATCCAGTTAAATGTTTCATCTGAATTATTTGGATTCATTGCTATATCGTCTTTATTGGCATAACCTTTTGTACCTGCATATATGTTATTAACTTTTTCTGTATCGGAATATAGATCGTGACCTACAACATACACCTTTTTAGCACCTAATTCACAGGCAAGATATACCGATCGACTACCTGTTGCATATCCAAAACCATCTACATCTGGTTCAATGTTTCTTATTTCATCTTCTTTAGAAACACCTGTGATGTAAGTTATACCTAAATTATGTCCCTTTGTAAGTGTGAATACTCCATCAGCACCATGATAAACAACTTCTTCACTATCATTCCAAACAATGTTAGTTTTGTCTGCCATTGTTTTTAGCATTTCTTTTGCAACAAATATTGGAACAGATGTCCAATATCCTAAATATATTTTCATATTATTATGATTTGCTTTACGATATATCTCGTGTGATATGCTTGAATCTAATGCCACTAATATATCAGGAGTGAAATCACGATAGATTGCATTACAACCTATTACAGTTGCATAGTCTTTCATTTTTGTGAGGTCTAGACCTTGTCTTGATTGCCCATTACCTAGGCAGACGGCCGTATCTATCCATGTTAAAGTTTTCATCAAAAGTCATCCTATATTGTTTTGTACTATGAAGAAGATATTTGTACAATATCATAATACATATAATTAAAAGTTGCATTTACTTGAAGATAATCAACATCACTTGCCTTGATATCATAAGATAATGATCCTAGTGATACAGGATAAACATTTTGAAATCTTATTTCTGTCTTGGCAATATTTTTATTATTTAAAACTATAAGAGTGGCGTCTGAATATATACCACCCTCTGAAAGAGGTGCAGGTTTACCTGATCCTACTATAGCAGTGCTTGCTGTTGATCCTGAAAATCTATCAGAACCTGTTGCCAATACTTCTGCAAATTGTTTATGATCTTGTGAAAATCCTATACCTGTGATCCAGTCGTGCAACTCTTTATAATTATTTAAATTCTCGTCAACCAAAAATGACACATCTAAAGTCTGATATGAGACCTTGTCGCCAGGCATTGGAATATCTTTTAGAGGTGTAGGCATACTTGTTTCACCTAATGATATGCCAGGTATGTTTGCACTCTGTATAAAGAATTCAACGTTAGGTAATTTAGTCATCTTAAACCTAAACTGAATCGGACTTGCATAGTCAAACTTACTAGGTGTTCTATCGATTACATTTGATGTTGTCATACTACTATTTATAATGTTTTTTTAGACCAAAAAAAAGGGGACCGAAGCCCCCTTTTTTCATAATCGGTTTTAACCAATATTACATAATGTTCGTAACTTGAACACGTCTGTAATAAATGTTTAAATCACCAGCAGCTCTTCCAGCAGCTAGATCAATATTTCCGTCTCCGTCAGAAGTTGCGAAAGGATTAGCAACCATACCATATCTAGTTTTAAAACCGATTTTTGGTTGGAAACTATCTTGACCAACTGCTCTTACCATTTGTAATGGCACGTAAGGACAATAGAAAATCCCAGAGTCGTATGGTGAAGTACCTTTGTAACCTACAACGTAGAATTGAGCAGCAGATATGTTTGCACTATATGGATCAATGTAAACTTTAAATTTACCATTTAATACACCAGCGAAAGTATTTCCTGTGTCATCAACGTTTAAGTTAGTATTAAGAGC